CCAGCTTTGATGTCTTCATAGTATTTGGACTTTTGCCCGTCCAGGTGGCTTTTAGCGTTCGCAACTTGCTCTTTTAACGCTAATTTTTTTCTTCTTATATCTATGTCCTCATCTACATCTTCGTCCCAAGAGAACTTATCTTCTAACATGAAGTTTATTTCTTCTGAGTTTAAATGAGGTTTTGTTTGTTTGTAGTACTCGTAAAGTAAATCTGAATCATCTAATTTACTGTAATCCTGGTTTAGCTTTACGTAATCGTTTAAATCACCTCCAGTTTCTTCCATAAAATCCATTAACTTTTGTACATTCTCTGGTAATGGTTTCCCCGTAGCTTCAGCCTCCGCAACAGCTTCTTCGATTTGCTCTTCAACCTCAACAACTTCTTCTTCAGTGATTTCTTCTAATACTGGAGTTTCTTGTGTTTCTGCTTCCGGTTGTACTTCTTCTTGTTCTTGTGTGGGCTCGGCATCTTCAGACTCTGCAGCCATTCCGCTGTCGTCAGCGTTATCTTCTTTAGTTTCATTTTCCACTGGCTTACTTAAATCAACGACGTAATCGCCATCTTCATTAACGTTTGGTTTTTTAGTTTTATCAACCTTCACCACGTTTTCGTCACCTGGATCCTGTTGATTGGCTTGTGTAGTTTCTTCGGCTACCTCTTTGTTTTCTTCTTCCATAATATAATATAATAATAATTAATAAATTCTAACTAGGGTCAAACGAACCTAAATCAAATCCTCCACCTAGTATATCATTACCTGCGGACTCAAAGTTTTTAGGTGGTTTTCCACTATTTCTTTGATCAATCATCTCGCTTTGTTGAGATGCTTGTATTTTTGTTCTTTCGTCTTTACGATCTTCTTTTTCTTTTTCTCTACTTTTCATACCGTCAACCTCAACTCCTTTAAGCTGCATGTTGTATTGAAACTCTAAAGCCATAAGCTCTTTTTTATGCATAACCTCTTGTTGCATTTTTTGAGCTTCAATCTGAGCTTTCATTTGTTCGAACTGTGCTTTTCCTTGATTTAAAACTTGTTCTTTTTGTATTTCAGCTTGAGCGGATGCTTGTGCCGCTTGGGCATTTGATTGAGTTTGGGCTTGGATATTTTCCATCTGCAACTGCCTATCTTTCTCTTCTTTCTTTTTTCTACGTATTTTAAGTAGTTGATTTGCTAGCTTTATATTCTGTATTTCTCTAAGGTCAATAGCATCTTCCAGGTCTATACTGTTTTGCTGTAAAGCCATTTGTATATTGTTTTCTAAAATAGCTTTCTCCTCTTCATCCGGCTGTAAAGATATAAAAATACCAAAATCATATAAGTGCAACTTAGATATCTCTTCTAGCGTAGCCATGTTGTGCACCCCTATAGCTTGCACGAAAGCGTCTTTAGTTGGAGAGTACTCTATAATATCAGATATTCTAAGAGATAAACACTCTGCAGTTTCAGCTGTTAAAAATAATCCTGCTTGTAATATATGTCTAGTCGCGGTGTTTGAGTTTGCTGCTGCTAATTTTTGAACACCTACTAAAGCATTTTTATCTGGCATACTTCCGTCTCTAGCTTCATTCAAACCTGTCGTGTCTCTTATCATTTGCAAATAGTAATTGTAATTACCAATAAGAGCCTGCATTTTGTTTCCACCACTACCTGATGTAATTTCTTGAATAGGCACTTTACCTGGATTCATATCACCTTCTGACGTAAAGCTCCTTCCTATTACGGATCCAGTTTGAAAGAACATGTTTAAAGCTTCTTGTGGGTTGTAGTTTGTTCCATTACCTAAATCAACCTCAGCTAAACCGTCAGCATCTAAATAAACACCATCCGGCACCATTCTAGCCATAACCTGTTGTAGTTTTAAATGTGTTAACTGAATCATATCTGCAAAACCAGTTATACGTTTGACTAGAGAGTCTATCTTACCATTATACATTCTAGGTGCAACTATAGAGTAGTTCATCTTAACCTTAGTGTAATCACTTTTAGGTCGCATCATGTTTTTAGCCATTTCCCACCTAAGCATCTTACTAGTGCCTAGTATCATAGCGCCATCATAAAGACACTCTATAGACCTTAACATTCTACCGTAACCACCTTCTTTTTCTTGTGGAGGATTAAAAGAATCACTTTTGGGTATTATTTTATCTGCACCTGTAGCCGTCTCTTTAACCTTGTAAACCTCGTTCGTGTAAGTTTTATAATTAAAATATAAAACTTGAACGGTATTGTTATCTTCTTTATCTTCGCTATGTCTTGAGTTGAAATTAGATCTATTATTAGATTTGTTTTTCATTATATCCTCTAGATCACTTTCTGTTAAATGTGGAAATTGCTTTGCTAACTCATTAACAGGTATAGTTTTAGCCTCACCAACATAATATATATCATCAAAATACGGAGACTCAGTATAAGAGTAAACCAAGTTAGCTGGATCAACATAGTCCACAACAACACCCTCAGAAGTGTTAAATGAAGTTTTTACAGCACCTATACCTAAAACAGTAAGATCATAATAAAACCTTTTTTTTATTAATTCGTAATTACTACCTTCCATCAAAACTTTCAAAGCTTGCTCTTCAGCTATTTCAACAGATTGCTTGTATGTTAACTGCATGTGCAACTGAAGTTCTTCTGTTGTGTCTGGTAGTGATTTCTCTTTACTTTTTTTAGTATCTACGCCAAAGTTTTCTGCTGCAAACTGATCAAACTCTCGAAACTCCATATCACTCATTACAGCCTCCATATAGTCTGTTCTTTCCTTCATACCATACGAGTCTTGAGAGTATGCTTTTATATCATAAGTTCTTTCAGCTATACCATTAACTACTATATCCACGAACTTAGATATTATTGGTACTGGCTTCCAGTCTAAATTTAAATAAGACAAATCACCATTTATAGATAACTCATCTTTATATTTTTGTATTGATTGCTCACCCCTAGCGTATAACCTAAGCCTGTGAAAATCATTTTGATTAGTTTTGTATCTATAAGAACCTCTGTCGCTATTAAACCACTCTTGTTCTATTGCTCTACCTACCTTTAAACCATACTCTTCGCTTTGCTTTTCAGCATCGCTAACTGTTTGACTCGGGAAATAACTTCTAATGCCAGACTCTGCCATATTTATTATTTGATTATTTGTGAATTGCTTCCAGTATTACTATACTTAGAAATGTTTATATTTAATGGTTGTTTTTCAACCTTTGCATTTGGCGCATATAAATGTCTGTTGTTTGCCATTATAGCTAAACCAGAACTTATAGACGCATCAAACTTTGTTCTTTTGTTTATATCAAACCTACTCCAATCGTTTAGTAGATCATTAAAATATAAATCTCCAAACGTTCCATCTTGCTTCATACCTACGTGATCTTGTATGTACATCTCAATCGCAGCGGCATGTGCTTGTTTTATATCTTCGCTAGAGTTAGGTATACCACCTACTTCTTTTTCTGCTACAGATAATTTATTCCATATTTTATCAGGTCTATTCATACTAAACCCTCTATATCCTCTTCGTCTCAGATAATACAAGAGACGAGGTTTATTGTTCTCTGCGAGTATAGGCATCCCGTAAAATACTAAAGCCATTAGAACGTCCTCAAAGAACATCTCAGCTGTTGGTGGTCTTGACAAGTATTCTAAAAAGAAACTGTTAGCTGGAGCATCCTCCATACTAAACCTTGTTAGTCCGTGTAAAGCCCCTTTCGATCCAACTCCATCCACCGTACCTGATATATCGTAGCTATCACAACCAAAAGCGCCCATGTGCTCGTTACCAGGATATTTTATGCCGTTTTTAAGTATTACTCTGTTTTGTATCTGTGACGGTGGCGTCCAACTTACTTTAAACCTACCTTTTGGATCTGGATAAAATATTACTTGTGAATCTTTTATACCGTTAACCCATTGAAAATTACCTTTAGTTATACCTAATGTTCTAGACATCTCTTCGTTGTAATCTATTTGTTCGTATAATTTAACTAAATTAAATATACTATTCTTAGTCTCATCCCTGAACGCATGCTCAGTTGTTCTTGGAAACTGGCGGTAGAATTCGTTTAAAGCGTCTTGATCATCTTTTAAACCATCTACTTCATTTTGCCAACTATCTATTACACCTACATCTATTAGTTCACCGTCTGGAGCGAACACGTCGATATCAGGAGTAGTGAAAACTGGAACTCCGTACTCATCAATAAATCCTTCGTAGTTCCATTCCATTGGGATAAACAAAGAGTATAAACCAGATTTTGTTTGACCGTTTCTATTTCTTCTAGTGACATCTGATGCATTGTATAATTTTTTAAAGTTATCG